CCTTTGAGTGAGATGGTAGCTCCATTGATCAAGGTGATCTGAAGGTTGTTAATGTGGGCACCTTTGATCACTCCATGACCTAATTCTAACAAGGTCTGCCACATGATGTCCCGAGCCTGACCTTGAGTGGGTGCTACATAAAATACATGACCACGTTCAGTTTGTAGTGCATTGATGATTAACATCCACGCAGCTAAGCGAGACTTACCAGTACGACGTCCTGCAGCTACGATCTTAAATCGTGTGGGGTCGCCAAAGACCTCTTGTTGCCAAGGTAGCAGTTCTACGTTTAGATCAGACATTACAATGTTGGTATGAGGATATCTTCCATCATTGAAGGATCATACATACGAATTGTATTGTAGATACGCTCCATGCGTCGAGGAACTCCACTTTGCTCCTCATAAGGCTTCTTCATTTCATTCTTATATTCTTCATGATCTAAGAACTCAATGGCAGCTTGTCCGTACTTACCTTCGTTAAATAACTTAACCCACTTGTAGTTTGGCTTAAGATCACCCCTGTAGGCTGCAGACATTAATTGTCCTTGGACTTCTGGAGGTAACTCATCGTAATCTTTAATGATTCGACGAACATCTTCCTCATGCGCTGCAAAGGCTTCTGGATAAGATTTATTCATCCACTTACCAGTTTGACCTACACCGACTGTAGGAATTCCTTTACGATCTTCATAAGGAATTGGAGTGTATCCTTCTTCTTCTAATACGATACGCTCAGGGATGCTTAAGGGACGCCCTAGTTGTGCTTCTACAGCATCTACGGCGGCTTGACCTGTCATAAAGCCTTCAGGTTTCTTCCACATCGACATATTCTCCTTCGATTGTGTCGGAGTCAGAAGACCCAACCACAGAAGCGCCACCAACACCAGTAATGTTAATTTGAATAGAGTTCTTTCCACCGGAAGCTAGTACATCCTTCTCGAACATCCCAACGGGCAACATTCTGTCAACGACAATCTTCCAAGCAGCAGCTTGGTTTTTATGGTCATCGTCTAGTGCTGCAGACAGAATAGTCTCTAAGACCTTCCTTGACTTAGGACTGGCTAACATTCTAGCCTTATATTCGTTCATGATGGCTGCATCACCTTTAGGGCGACCAACCTTACCTCTATTTCCTGCCTTCTTGGCAGCTAAATCTTTCTTTTTTGGTCGTCCTTGAACAGACCTACCAACAACCTTATTGTCATCTTCTTTAGTATCAGACAAAGTATTCTCCTAAGTATTACTTAAGGGTACTTAATATGTTCATAATGATTAATCATTGAGGATAACCATGATGAGTATTTATGGTGTTTCTTAATATTGCTTAAGTATAGGTATAATTATAACATATTTATCACAGAAAGTCAATACTTAGGCAGTACTTAGGTACCACCTTAGTGTCCCGCCTCTGTGCCCAAAAGTCAAATCTTTTGTTCTACTTTAGGCTACTTTTATTTTCCTTTAGAATACAAGTGCTTAGGGATTGCTTAGGTGGTGCTTAAGGGGTGCTTAATTTTGCTTATTTTGTGCCTGAGTGGCTACATAAATATATTTACATTAGCAATCCCCACCCCCGCCCCCTAAAGTTATCCACAGGTTACACACAGGTTATCCACAGGAATCCCACAGGGTTATCCACAGGCTGTGCATAAGTTATCCACAGGTTATCCTTGAGTTATCCACAGGAACTGCACAGGTTATCCACAGGTTTATCCACAGAGAACCTAAGGAGAACCCAGGCATATTAGGACAAGTGTCTTAAGATGATCGTCTGAATTACTCAAGAGGTGCCTGAGAAGTGCCAGAGTGTGTGCCTATGTACGTCCCTATGAGCACCACCTGAGCACCACCTAAGCAACACACAAGACAACACAAGCAGCACAGACAGTAAAGAATTTCACTAGGTAAACTATTGATTACAAAGGGAAATAAAAATAAGTTAAAAATATTTGAATCTTTGGGGAACTACTAGAGATTACCAGTGACTAACATAGTGAACCCACTCAATAACCTAAGGAACTTAACAAAATGACAGACTTAATCTTAATCATCATCTTACCTCTAGCGATTTCAGTAGGCGGTGCTTACTGGATGACCGACGGCTTTACTAATCTTTAATAGGAGATATTCCAATGACTAACACACTACCTAATGGCGCAGAGATCATCGCAATTAACTATCAACGTGGCACAGTACTAGCCCACAACAAGGGCGCAGTAGAACCCTATGTGACGTGGGCATTCTGCGGCAATGACCTAGCATCAACCTACTCAGGGCACTATTACAGTGACCTTGAATCCGCAGAGAAAGATTATCTAGTACGTTGATTATCTGAGGGCATTGGTCTACAGTGTCCTCTAGTAACCAAACTGAACAACCACAACAGGAGAATATCCAAATGAATAACCTTAAAGAATTTAACGACTATATTGATTTACTTGCTAGTGAGTTTAAGTACTCAGGTCATGATGACTTTAGCGATTATTGTCATGAAGCTGCTGATGGTAGTGAGTACGTTATCTATAACGGTAAGGCATGGGACTTGGTTAACATGATCCGATTAGCTGATCATTCTATCTTTGATGATGCTGAACGGTTCATGGAACCACTACCAGACCTGCAAGCATATATAACCATGATGGCTTATGAGATTATCTATCAGCAATTATCATTGGCAATTCAAGAATTAAATGAGGAGGCGGCATGAACTACGAAACTTGGAAGAATGCGGTAGAAAGTACCGAAAAGGCAATGTCGATTGCTAGCGCAAAGCTTCAGCAATTTCCTAAGGGTGATATGGGTTTGATACCTAAACACGTTAGGGATTTACCAGAATTTAAGCAAGCAAAACGAGAATATGACACATTTCATAATACTTTGCGTGTCTTGAATAAGGGTCAAAAGAACTTTATGAAACAACGTGCTAATGAGCGTAAAGCGGGGAGAGTGTAACAATGATTATTGCACCTAAAACATTAGATAACGAAACAGCGACAGCTAAAGAAATATTACAGGATAAGCTAAAGTACAAGCAACAGGGGCACCGATCGTATAAAGATGGCACCGAGTTACCATCAGCAGCAGAATTAATTAAACTTATTAACGAGGGTTAACCAATGAAAACACACCACATAACCTTTCCACCTAATGAGCTGCTAACGTGGCTATATGAAGCCGAGAGAGCGCACACAAGCGATCCAAAGCTATCACAAGTATTCTGGTACTTGTCCAGAGAGAAACAGCGTTTAGTGGCTTCTGATCAAGTCAATGAGGATCATTTGCCACCACGCTACAACGTTAAATTAACCGAGAGGGTTTACTAATGAAAACTGTCAAACATACTTTTAGAGTGTTCAATTGGGACACTGAAACAACAACAGTTAAGGTGGAGCGATTCACCTTCAACACTGAACTAGCTGCGGAGATGTTCATTAACTCAATGAATGGACGTTTCGCAGAAACAATTGCAATATCTATTGAGGTGTAAAAGAATGGAAGGTAGAAAAGTATTAGGTTTTTGGGGTGCAATACATCCTTGGCAAGAAGGCGTAATCACAGCATACGATGAGAGCACTCATGAGGTCTTGATTGCGTGGGATGATGGTCTTGCAAAATATGCTGCAAACGCCCGTGACATCAAAACAAGTTCGCCAATGTCTGAAGGTGTTGGTCTGTATTTCATCGAGAGCTGAGAGGGTTTATTAATGAAATATCTAGAGAAACGAACCAAAGTATTTAAGCGGGGCATTATCCTACGTCAACGCTGCAAAAAGACACGATGGGGCATTGAGCGAGGTGAAGTGTTCACCATGTGCCACCTATGGAGATGGAGCGTAGGAATTGAGCACAAGAGCAACCACAGGACATATTGGGGCAAAGCATGAAAACTACTAGTTATGAATTACAGTTTGCATTGGGTCAGGTTGAGAAGCTTAAGAGAATCGCCCATCACGTCGATAATTGGCGATTGCGTGAGGCATTAGAGTTTTGGCAGAAACAAGTAGAGAGACACAGCAAATGAGAATACTTGTAGCGTGTGAAGAATCACAAACAGTTACAAAAGCATTTCGAGCTGCAGGGCATGAAGCTTACTCCTGTGACCTACAAGAATGCTCAGGTGGTCATCCAGAATGGCACATTGTTGGAGATGCTAAACATCTAGCATATTCGGGCGTGTGGGATATGATGATCGCACACCCACCATGTACCTATTTAAGCAATGCGGGCGCACGTTGGTTATATCCTAAAGGCGAATTGAATTATAATCGAGTAGCTAAAGGATTAACCGCCAAAGAGTTTTTCATGGATCTATGGGAAGCACCTATCGAGAAAATTTGCATCGAGAATCCAACGCCATCTAAAATCTTTGGCTTACCTGAGCACTCTCAGGTCATCCAACCGTTTGAATATGGTCACCCGTACAAGAAACGTACCTTGTTATGGCTTAAGGGGCTTGAGCAGCTCGAACCTACAAATATTGTCGATGTCGCACAATCGACTAAAGTAGCGGGTAACTGGTTCAACAAAGGCGGAAAAGAGCGTCAAAAGAACCGATCAAAGACATTTGAAGGCATTGCAGAAGCGATGGCGCAACAATGGGGTAAAGCATGAAATGGTTATTGATTTATATCGCCCTTACGGGTGACCGAGTGGACGTTAACAAGATGTCCGCATTCAACACGATGGACGAATGTTTCGATGCAAGGGATCGATTAGTCGAGGTGATTGGTCGTCCCATCGTCAATTATCAAGCTATCTGCGTAATACAGGAGGAGCACCAATGAGCGATTGGAGAGAATCAAAACCAATGTCTGAAGATGATCGACTAGATAACCTAGCCACATTAGTTCCCTATTATCGCAATCTGTGGATTGAATCAGATTTCCATGATGATCCACCAGAAACCGTTGCACAAT